AAAGCGAAAATGTGTTGAGCTGCTTTGTGACTATTACAAATAGTCAATGTATGTCATTTACTACCAACAGTACAGGTGGTGAGTATAAACATAAATTAACTGAAGATGAGATGCCATCTCATAATCATAAACTATATGCAAGAGGCGGCCCAACCGCTCAAGTTAGTTCTCCATTTGCTGAGAATAGACCGATAATTCAAGGGTCTAATTACTATGGATTTAATGTATCTAGCGCAGGTGGAGATACATCTCACAATAACGTTCAACCTTACATCACAGTATATTTCTGGAAAAGGACCGTATAAATTAAGCAATTCTTCTCCAAAAGAAAACAACTATGTATGGTTGTACGTTGCTAATAGTACGATCATCCGTCCAATTCAGTCGACTTTGTGAAGTTGCAGAAGAATTAGCGCTGACTATATATCCGTTTGGAATAACTGATGTTCTGTTATAGTCGTTATTCTTTGCTCCATCTGGTTTACCAGCATAGAATGCATTCATATCCCAGCCAAAAGAAGTAACGTGATAGTGAGTATTCTTGTATTTTCCATCAGTTGAATTGGACGTAAAGGACATACTTGTACTACCATCATTACCAGTACCTTCACCAACTAATGTACGGCCTTGCCCAAAGCGTTCCCATGTTCCGCCTAGGAATGTACCAGGGTTGACATTGTTGTAAGTTATATAAACTGATCCTACTGGATACATCGCACTCTTGATTGAATTAACTAATTTATTCCAATCACGATACATAACAGTGTTACCACCATTAACTAACATCTTAGTTGAGGATGCGTTTTCTTTGACTGAATTAATTGCTAAATCGCCATTAACAGTTAGTCGGTTAGCGTTGTTACCATCTTGTCCAAAAAAAGTTAATGATTTTCCATCTTTACCAAAATTAATCAATGCATAAGTTGGTGTAACTGTAACGATTTGCCATGAATAATCACTCATGAATTTATCTTTAACACCGAATGCAATTTCATACGTTGTCGTTGTCGAGGTAAATAAATTACCTGCCTTGTAATCTTGATTCAATGTGTAATTGTTAGCCCACGAATTAATCTTAGTCCAACTAGTAGCACCACTTGCTCGATACTGAATATAGAATGATGTTACATTCTTGTTTGATAAACTTGTAAAATCGACTTTAAAGTGTAATAAAGCATATGTTCCACTTGATTCATCCACTGCATAACTTGAGTTAGCACGCTTTGCACTTACGTTAGTTAAACTTGGTGGATTATATGCAACAACATTTACCGAACCACTCTTAGTAGCGGTACGACCACGTGAGTCTGTAACTGTGATTGTGTATGATAGCGTACCACTGTTTTGAATCGCTTGAGTTGTGAACGTGCTACCACTGTACGTTTGGCCATTGAATTTAGTCGATACTGATGTGATCGTTGAGCCTTGATTACCACTTGTAGCAATCGTGAATTTTAACTTTGATTGACTCTGAACATATTGACCTATTCCTGCGCAAATTGAATTTGTATCAGATATTGATACAGTTCCGATACTAGGAACGACACCACTTCTTACTTTAATTGTCGCGTTTACTGTTTTAGAACCAACTGATGTTGAACCACTGATTGTTTCTAATGTAAATGTAGCAATACCACTTGTTGAATCAGGAATATTCTTTTCCCAATCTGTCGGAATGGTATAAGAAAAGCTAGGGGATGTTGTACCACTAGCTATTGTTCCTATTTGTGTTTTTGTTCCGTTCCAAGTTACATAAACTTTATGTGAAAAGTTGCTTGATGCGCTTGTACCACTAATCTTAATTGCACTACCACAATCTAAACTAGGTTTATCAATTGATGGAGTAGTTGCACGTGGTATTGTCGTTAACTTTAAACTACCACTGCATGATCCTGTCGTTGGTAAATATGTTCCTCTGTCTGCATTGTTAAAAGACGCGCTTACTGATATTGATTTAGAACCGTCTGCATTGTGTGATACAGTAGTTGTCCCACTTGCCACCCATACAGTAGCACCACTATTGACTGTAGGTGTATGAACTGCATTGTGTACTACAGTGCCATTGATATTAACTACATACGTTTCTGACAACCCATAGTGATTATGATATGCAGTATTTGAACGAATACCAACCCACCACTCAATTTGAGATGTGTTATTTTCAATTGAGTAAGACTTTTCAGAAACATCCAATAATAACGAATACTTATCTGTCTGCCCTGTGCTTATTCCTATGCTTCCACTAAATTGTGCCATTCAATCACCTACCTTATCTTTTTAAAGTCCAAAGAGCCATTTGCTCTTGGAACAAAGCCAAAGTTACCAATTTTTAAAGATTGCGTAAATTGTCCATCTGTAATGTACATTGTTTGATCGTTTATATAAGTAACTTTCGCACCATTCTTTTGAATCGACCATTCTTGATTTGTAATCTTAGTTTTAAATGCACTGTCTGATTTACCTAGAGTTAATCCATCGTTGTCAAAGCTCATGTAATTGTTTACGTTGTCTGTAGTTTTCTTCAAACCATCAACACGACCATTTACACTGTCGATTTGACCGCTCATCTCATTCTTAGCATCAGTTACCGATTGATTGATTGACCACGTAAAGTCCTTCTTTGTTTGAGTAAACTGTGATGATATATCCTTTTGATAATGTTCAAATGCAGAATTTGACACGTAAGTTTCTGAAACTTTTGAAGTAATTTCATTTGCTTTAGTCTCAATTGCAGATTGTCGCTTAATAGTTTCTTCATTTACTGCTTCCCATGAACTATCACAAACTGGTGTTGTATAAGTCGTTGAAGCAGGATTCTTATAAACGACTTTATACCGAGTCCATAAATATTTACCATTTGACCAGGTAGGCATTGATTCAACCCATGAGCCTCCAGTTTGAGTAGTCTTCGAATCACTCATGTAATATTGTTGAGTCATACTAGCTACACCAGTACCAGTCGCACCAGTAGGACCAGTAGGCCCTTGAGCACCTGTCGCACCTTTGGGACCTTGCAAACCCGTATCGCCTTTCAAGCCTTGTGGTCCTTGTGGACCTGTTTGTCCAGTTTCGCCTTTGTCACCTTTCGCACCATTTACACCCATACGAGCTACAGAATATCCAACAGTAGGAGTACCGCTTGTATAGTTAGTTGTAGTCTTTGTCCATAAATATGAACCTTGAGCAACAGATGGAATTGTAGCGGACCATGTACCAGTAGGTACAGTAGTGCCAGAAGTAGAAGCTTGATACTCAACAGTTGTACTTGCAACACCACGACCATCAAACTCACCACTATTAGCACGATCAGTTAAACTATTAGCTTTATTTAATGCGCTTGATGCATTACTGTTTGCACTGCTCGCAATTCCTTTAATCTCTGTTACAGACTCGGCTTGTATTGTTATTTTTTCTGAATTTTGTTTAATTGCAGTTTCAGTTTTGGTAACACGATTTGTTAAAGCATTCAAATCTTTCTGTGCTTGTTCTGCATTGTCTTTAGCAGTATCTGCAGTTGTTTGTGCAGCCTTAGCATTGTCGATTGCAGTCTGTGCATTACTTTGAGCAGTAGATGCATCAGTTTGAGCTTTCTTGACTGCAGACTCTGCATTGGTTAATCGAGTTTGGGCTTTTGTGATTTCTGATTCAGTTGCATCAACTCTACCTGTAACTGTCTCTAAATTCGCTTTTGCATCCGCTAACTCTTTGTTAGCACTATCTAAATTGGTTTGAGCACTGTCAGCTTTTTTCTTCGCTTCATCTGCTAGAGTTTGAGCACTCTGAGCGTTACTTAATGCAGTACTAGCTTGAGTTTGAGCCTGAGTTGCTTTTTTTGTCGCCTCTGTAATATCTAACTGAGCCTGAGTTGTATCTGATTGTAGCTTTTCAATAGAACTAGCATGAGTTGATATTGTATCTGCAGTTTGTTTGAATTGAGTGTTAACACTTCCTTCAAGCGTTGTTAAATCACTCTTAGAAGCATAAGTTTCTGATACAGTAGTCGACAATTCACCGACTTTCTTTTTGATTTCAGTTGTAACATCTGCATGAATAGATTTTGATTCAGTAGTTAAATCAACCTTTGTAGCATATGTTTCTTTTACAGTAGCAATTTCACTAGCGTTGGCATTTGCCTTATCTACTGCATCTTGAATTTGTTTCTTTGAATCAGTAATATCACCTTTAATTGCATCAATCTGTTTCTGAGTTTTGCCAGTGCTTGTATTCGCATCTTGTGCTAATTGCTTAGCTTCACTTGATTGAGTATTTGCAGTGTTAGCTAATTGATTTGCTTTACTTGCATCCGTCTGAGCTTGTGTTGCTTTATTGACTGCCTCTTTTGATTGAGTGTTTGCTTGAGATACTTGAGTATGGATCACACCAATCTTTGCATCAATTTCATTCCAAGTGTTGTCAAAAATAGCTTTCGTATACTTGATTTCACTAGGATTAGCATACGTACACTTCCATCTTTTCCATAGAAATTTATCCGGTTGATAAACTACATTACCAACAAACCACTCACCACCGATTAATTCGGTTTGAGAAGTCGAATAATAGAACTGTTCTTCGGCACTTACAAACGACTGACCGTCCTCACCCTTAATTGCACTCCATCGGTATTTTGTTGGGTCCTCGGAACCATATTGTTTTGAATCAGAATACTGACCAATAAATTTACGATTTGATTCTGTCAAACTAAAATCAACACGACCATCTGAACTGTTTGCATAGGCAATATGTACATAAGCACTAGTTCCATTCTGACCGTCTTGTAAACGCATTACAGTGACTTCTGCACTTGCTTTTAGTATTTCACCACTCATAGCTTTAAATCGGTATACGGCCTTTTCTGTGAAGTCTGAAGCACTGATTGTAATGGTTTGATCAGTTGATAATTGCACATCATCTTTAAACCAAATAATTGAATACTTAGATGTGATATCAACCCCATCGTTCTTTACCAATGCGGTCAATTTAGTGCTATCCGAATCATTCTTAAACAGAACTCCATTTGAAGATACAATTGAGCCTTCATAAACCTTTTTCAATTCAATCATCTTGTTCATTTCTGAAATAAGAGCCGAACTAATCTGTGATTGTTTTTCTTCAAAGTTATCAAAAATAGTCTTGCACTTTTCTGAATCAGTAAAACAAATCTCTTGTTCAGTGATTCGAGCCTCTAAGTACAATGTTGGACTATACTCTGCATCTTCAATCGTGAATGTATCACCAATATCTGCATCAATATATGCATCCACATCATATGTAACTTTAGGCACACAATTCTTTTTCAATTGTGCCAAAGCTTGACCATACAATGTTTCTACATTTTCAGTTTCATAAGACCAAATTTGCACTGCGTACATATCATTTGAATGATTTGTGAGCAACGTTGAAGGAAATCTATCTCTTGCTTGAGGTGCTAGAATATTGTTTCCGTTGACTTTATAAAGAACATTACCATTTGAATCTCTAATAACTCGTCCACTGATTGAGTTAAGTTGTAATCCGTTTGTTCCTGTAGGCCTGATTGCAGTATACAATTCAGTAATATCACTTGTTTTAGTGATTCCGTAAATGTTGTTTGGGTATCTCAAGATCGTACTGCGTTTGTCGTGTCCCATACCTTGAACAGAATCAGAATGAGCACGATAAATATTCAACACAACATTCTTCAACGAGTAATCATCATTTAGTTCTGTAACAAACTCTAATTCTGCATCAAATACATTTGCGATTGAATACAATCTTGCAAGTACTGTATCTGTACCTGTCCATTCGTGCGTAAGATGTTTGTTTCTCACTTCATTCTTACCAACAACAAAAGCTTGCTCAAATCCGAATGAGTGGATATATTCTATGATTTCCATTGGCCGAGTAGCTTTATATTCGCCTACATACTCGTTTGTTAATTCCAAGCAAAGGCCATAGGCGGTAACACTTGTAGTATCACCACCCTTTTCTACATTCATAATTGTTAAATGATAGCCTTTGTCTTTTCTTTTAAAGCTTAGCTTATTACCTTCAACTAAAAAAGCTGCATCATCATGTGCAGTCATTGTAGTAAATTCGAATGTATATACCGAACCTTTCAAGTATGTATGCAAAATCTCGTCAAAGTAATGCATAGCACTAGGCACAGTATTATCAAGGAATGTTAATACCTTATTATAAGGACTTAATACCGCTATTCTAATTTGTTCCATTACAACCATGCCTCCCTTATTTTCGCCTTAACTATTGGTTGAGATTTAGTCCATTCTGAACATGTACATTTAACTTCTGTCGTTCCAACAGGCGCTTTAAAGTATTGAGTACCTAACACCTCATCTTCCAGTCTAGCCATTCCATTCACATAAACATGAGATGATTTACCATCAATTGTGATATTTGTTCCAGTAGGGTATCTATTAGGAATATCTTTCCATTTTTCAACGTTCATTTTTTCAAAATCAATAGTATCAAAACCTATCATACTCATGAACTTGTTACCACCTCGTTCATCCCATTGCTTAACTGCAATTTGAATCTTTGCACACTTCATGTTTTCAATCTCTGGGATGTAGAAGTTGTAGTATCTTGCCCAGAAGAAGAATCTAATGTTCGCTCCTTCTTTTAAAACATCGCAACTTCCCCATTGGTAATAAAAAGGATTCTGAGCTTGTAAATGTGATGTTGTAAATTCCCAATTTTTCAACACCTTACCATTTGTCCATATTTCATAATGACCAGTGTTACCGATTGCATCTGTCTTGTACCAATTACAACCACAAATCAATTTGTCATCTTCAGTCAAGAAGTTGATACACATTTCACCAGTCTGTCCCATTAGGCCGGCATAAAAGCATAAATGAAACCAACAATAGAAGTTCTGAGCACCACTCTTATCTCCACTTGAATCTGCAGGCAACACGAATGTTCTTAATCCTCCATTTGCATTTCCTTTTTTTGTTCCAGCAGAACCTAATCCAATAAACTTTTTATCAAACCAAGTATGCTCGGCTAGTGTTCCATTCGTTCCATAACTTGGATGCATTACATCAGTACCGCCAATATCATCTGAACATTTATAAAAATCATCAATTGAGGCTAACCATTCACTTTGTTTGTACGTCTCACCATCCAATTCTTCGATTTTTCCGTACTGCATGATTCCTTCTTCAGATACCAAACCAATATATCCTGTTTCAGATGTTGTTGTGATGCCATAATCAACACTAACTGGTACAGTTCCTTCATTGACGATATTCAAAACTCCATCAGTAGCAGTAAACTCTTTTTCTGTGGTTGAATACTTCCTAGGGTCTGAGCAATAAATCTCAATTTCACCAATCACATAATTTGTACCACCGTCCACTTCATCATTTGAAGTTTTAGTGCCGATAAAATATTTATCTGTTTCATCGTTGAAATAAATCTTAACTTGTTCACCACTTAGTAGCAAATTCATTTTGTTATATGCATCTCTAAACTCTTTATTACTAGATGCATTTATCTGATATTTAACTGTGATCGTGCGCGGTTTTAAGTATTTTTCTTTCCAAATTGTTCCATCTAAGCCTTCAATTTCTTTAGCTTTAAATTCAGAACCAATCAATTCTCTACCACTCACTGTCAATGTTCTATATCCGTTTATTTCATTTTCTAAAAATTTGCCATTAAAATTCATGGCTTCACTAGGTAAATTACTACCTAGTGTGCCACTTGTATCTATTGTATCTCTAAATCCGTATAACATGATTTACACAACACCTACCAATCTATCTTTGAATCTAGCACTCTTGTTTAATTCTTCTTCAGTATATCTATTAGAAGCCTTTGCTAATGTTCGACCATCTAGAGTCAATGTTGAATTAAATGTAAAGCTTTGATTTGAATTAAAATCATAAGTTGTTGAATTAACATTACTTACTCCGTCCATTCTAAATCCGAAACCATCCAATGCTTGAGCGCTAGGAATACTTACGATTGATTCAGTAGCTTTTCTAACCATTCGTTCAGTCTGCTCAATACCAATTGCGAATCCCTTACCGATGTAATTACCAATTAGCATAAATATACGTGAAGGAGAATGAACTTCAGCTGCTGCACGAGTAGCTTTTTCTGCTTCTTGTGCCAGTCGTGTAGCAACCGCACTAACTCTACCTAATGTGCTTTCCATACCATTGGCCAATCCATTACCAATCATTTGACCGACCGAATAAGCACCACTGGAAGCCGATTTCAAAGCACTTGTAATATTTCTCGACATTGAACGAGCAACACTCACAGATTGAGTTAATCCGCTCTGCAAACCAGTCTTAAATTTAGTACCTAATTGAGTACCTGCTTGACCGCCTTGATTTGCAACTTGCATTAAAGCATTGCTTAGCGCATTCAATGATGAACTAGCTACAGATGTAGCACTTGTGATTATGATTAAGCTTGATGCAAATTGAGTCATTGCACTGCTTGCACTCGTCAAAGGCCCACTGATTGATTCAATACCGCTAAACGAACCGATAACACTAGGCATTACACCTGCTAATGCGCTTAGGCTATCTGTATATCCAACCAGCAATCCTAATCCAATTGCTAGATTCATAATCTGAGTGCCTGCATCACCGATTCCACTTGATGCAGTAGCTATTGCACCAACACCTGTTGCGACTGCTCCTAATGATGTGGCCATATCGAGCAAATTCAAACTAGTAATGATTTGGATTCCTTTTGCTAATTCCTTGAATCCTTTACCTGCATTCAATGCAGATTGACCAATTGAATCAAACACACCTGCTAATGAATCTAAAATACCACTTACTGCATCACCAAACGATGTAATCGCATCAGATGCAGACTCGAATACTTGTGATATTGAATCACCTAACTGTTGAACCAAATCTTTGACTGATTCCACAATTGGTTGAATGTTCTGAACCAATGCGATAAACGCATCACAAATTGATTGAATTGCATCAGATGTAGCTTGTACCATGTCTGCAATTGCAGGAGCAAATGGAGCAATTGCTTGAACAATCTGAACGATCGCATTGGCTACTATTTGAACAACACTTTCAATAACTGGCCCAATTGCATTAATGATATTAGATATTGCATTGCCAACTGATTCAATCACTGTACCGAATGCATCACCGAACGCCTCAACTAATGGACTTAATTGTGCGAATGCATCACAAATTGTAGGTAATACCGGAGCTAATGCAATCAATGCTTGAGTTACTGCATCAATCGTTGTTGCAATAACTTCACTAAATGCTTTTCCAAGTGATTCTGCAATTGAACTTAAACCATTACCACTTTCGCCGATTAAAGCAATTCCGGCCGCTACCATAAATAACGCACCACCTAAGGCTAATATATTTACTGGATTAGCAACTTTAAGTATTTGAGCTAAACCTTTAAATGCACCATTCAATCCTTGTCCTAAACTTTGGAACGTAGCTTTTAATCCTTGACCTAATCCTTTTGATGCAGTACCGATTGATTGGCCAATTGATTTGATAATCGTAGCCATCTTACTTTTAGAGCCTTTAACTGCATTTGTAGCACCTTTGACTCCTTCTTCTGCATTTTTCTTGAAAATACCAAAAGGATTAAAACTCTTCAAAAAATTGAAGGCCTTAAATCCACCTACAACTCCTAGTACCGAACCAACGATGCCACTCAGTTGAGCGCCATTTAATTTACCGATAAACTTACTGACTGCACTAATTGCTTGTGATACAAATTTGACAACTTGACCAAATGCTTGGCCAAACTTTTCAATCAATCCTGTATCTTTGAATTGACTCATCACATTTTTAATCGCACCACCAACATCACTTAGTGCTTGTTTGAACGCTTTAATCGCACCTGTATTTTCAAACGCTTTGCCAAACCTTTTAAACGTATCAATTACTTTATCAATTCCGTTCGTTAATATATTTGCGTCAAATCCATCTAAACCATCAATGATTGCACTTAACGCTTTTATTCCTATCTGACTGAGCTTATCGTATGCAGGCATCAATTTATTTGCTAAAGTCTCCTGCAGTCCATCCATTGCTTGACCGACTGATTTATATTCAGTGGCCATCTTAGTGAATGCTTTACTGTTACCTGCTTTTTCTACTGCATTAAAGAAATCTTCAGTCTTTACTGTTCCACCTTGGACTGCACTTACCAATTCAGAAGTACTCATACCCATTTCACGAGCGACCGCAGCAATACCTGCAGGAGTTTGTTCCAACATTAATTTGAAGTCTTGCCAAGCAACCATTGGCTTAGCAGCCATTTGCGTACCTTGTTGTGACAAGGTTTTCATCGCTTGTTTAGGATTTTCCGCAGCCGATGCTAAACCACCGAATCCTTTCACCAATTGCAAACAGTTCTTAGTTCCGACTGCAGCTAACTGTGAATAAGTTTGAGACATATCAGATGCAGAATAAATCGTCTGTGTAGCATATTGTTGTAACGCTTTCTTTGTTTTGGTGATTTCGCTACTTGACTGGCCTAACATCTGCATATTGCCTTCAAACGTTTTCCATGCAACATTGGATGCAGAAAGCTCTGATATAGTTCCACTAATTGCACTTGTGACTGTATGCATCGCACTAGCACCTACACTAGCAAATGCACCGAATACCGCACTGCTTTTTAATTTGCTAAGGAATGAATCACTTTGTTTTGTCACACTTGATAATGTTTTAGATAAGTTCTTATCATTCGCGCTCAAGGTGACATTAACTTTATAGTTTTCTCCGCTTGCCATTATTCATCGCCTCGCTTTCTTTTTTTATATTCAATAATTTTTTCAACACGAGACTCTTCTTTTGTTTTGCTTTCGCCTTTTGGATTAAAAGACTTATCCAATTCTTTTTTTGCTTTCGTTCTGTTATAAAATTTTTCAAATGTTGAATAACGCAGATGTTGTGATTTTCCTTTACCAACTGGTGATTTAACCGCCATTTGTAAAAAAGCTCTCCAGTGCCTGTCATATTCGGCTTCTTCTTCTCTGTATAAATTAGCTTTGAGCATCAATTTATATTCGGCCAAAGTCACGCGATCCACTTGTTCAAATGTGGTAAAGTTTAAATTTTTAAAGCAAAAAAAAGCTACATCATCATAAATCTCTGCGATGTAGTCTATTTCTTTTTCGTCTTTGGTTTCGTTTCCGTTTCCGTCTGTACCTCTGCCAATGCTTCCATAATCTGATTCATTAAGTTCTTCGATGCATTGGCTTGTAATAAAAAAGCCTTTACTTCTTCAATCAACGATTCAATATCAGTTGATTCATCTTCTAGATATTCCATTAAGGCCTTTTCTGTGATACGTGGCTTTTCTGTTTTGTTAGCAGTATATAAAATATCAAACAAATCTTCGATATGACCATCTAACATACTAGCTACCACGTATTTGAATCCGTTTGGGATTGCTACTGAAATTGAAGCCATTTCTTTATATCGAGATTGAATCTCTTTCATGAATCCGATACCGAATCTAAATTCATATGTTGTTCCGTTAATTTCTAATTGCATATTCATAAGTTAAGTCTCCTTTTTTTGTCTCTTTTCGTTTTTTTGTTTATGCGCATAAATAAAAAAGGGAGAACTAAATCTCCCTATAGTTTTTGAAAACTATTCTGTTTGAGCAGTTGTATCAGTGAATGTATACAACGCTTCATCTAGCATTTCAGTAGGAACAGTTACATCTCCTTCTGCTCCTTTTCCTTCGATTCCGAATGTTAATGACATTTCTACCCAGTCGTCCGAAGGTGAGCTTTTTTCTGACTCTGTAATGTATGCTTGATAATAAGTTCCTTTATATTTACCACTAGTTGTCCCTGGCTCTGCTAAATTAATTTCCCATACTTCAACTTTCTCATTATTTAATTGAGCTTTCTTTAATAAATCAATCATTTTATCGCCAACTGCTAATACTGATGTAGAAGTGATTTCAATTTCTGGTTGGCTTGGTGAACGCAATGTACCATCTTTCGTCTGAGTTGTATCTGCATCGGTTGATACAGTATTACCATTTTCTTTTACAAAAGCTAAACGTAAAGCTGCACTTTTTTTAGCTTCTGCATTCAATGGTCTATACATATAAATGATTTTACTTCCATGTACACTTTCCATGTTTTATGTCCTCCTTAATTAAATGTATTTAAAATTCAAAGTGATTACTCCGTGTAAGTACGTTGTGCTTGTTGAATTATCGACTAATATTCTTCTTCCATCACATAAGCACATAATCGAATGTCCTTCGATTTTTAGTTGCTTTGCAATTCGCAAAATATCGTCCATAATGTTTGTTACTTCTTTTCGTTTATCTAAACGATAGTGCCATACATGAACATCTAAATTAAAATATCCATTTTCGCAGTCTTTAAATTGGCTCGGATTGTCATAAATTGAATACATCTGAATATATGGACAATTCGCATCATCAGGTGCTTGATCTAAATAATATGTGTCATATTTTTTATCCAATTCTTGTCCTAATAATTCATAAATTGATTCACTTATCATTTTGTTTCCACCAACTTTTTACATTCTTCAATAAGAACTTTCTTTCCTAATGATTGAGCAGGCCTCATAAACGGTTGTGCATCACCATGTTTTTTTGTTCCGAACTCAACGTATTGAGCGTATTCAACACCTTTTTTATTTTTGGCTAGAGCCTCAATAAATATGGTCTTACCACCACTTGCAAATCTATGTTGAATACTATCGCGCAAATCACCACTATCTTTTGGTACTAAATTCTTTGCGGTTTGTTCGGCTTTTTCACCTGCTTTAGCAACTGCCGATGCTACCTTTTCAACTGCAACTTTCTTTTTTGTTAAGGCTTTTTTCATCTCTGCCAATCCTTCAATTTGTACTCTCATTCAATCTCCTATCATCAAACTTTGTTTTGACTTTTTCTAAAGATAACTGAAGGCACATAGGCTTTGAGTCAAGTAACTCTTGGCATTGAACTACCTTATAAATGCTCGGTTGATTAGGTTCTCTAAAGAATCCACACTCAACATAATCTGCATCTTGTAATCCTGATTCAAAAGGAACAACCACAACTTTCGATATTTTTATATCGTTGTTGTACGCTCTGAAAAAGCGATTGTATCCTACTGTCTTTTGACCAAACGGAACGTAGCTTGATAAATCTTTCAAGATACCACCATTTCGGATTGATACAGATTTCAAGATTCCATCATTGAAAGTTGTATTACCTTGTGACTGCTTCTTGACTAACATCGCTTGCCCTTCCTAAATCACTAAAGAGAAGAATCTCATCTTTGTAATTAACTTTAAAATCATCAGTTGCATTTGATAAAGCGTATAGCACGTAATTCTTTAATAAACTTCTTGCAAATTCATCACTTTGAAAATCTGCAGAAGGACTATACTTCTTTAGATAAGCTAATCCCTCTGCGATTAAATGTTTTAGTTTTTCATTTGTGGAATCATCGCACCACTTGTAGCCTAAATCAACTTTGATTAGGTTTAATAAATATTCATCCATTTAGATTCCACCTTTCTATAAATTAAGCAGCAGCTTTTGTATTAACTTGACCTTCTACTGTAGTAGTTGACTCAACTTTGAATGCTAACTCTTTCAATCCAGTAATATCTAATACTTGGAATGCGTTGTTATCCTTTGGTTGTCCATTACCATACAATTTAATCTTGTATGTTCTGTTATCATCCAAGAATGCGAACTCATCAGATGTTTCTAATTTACCTGCTTGAGCAGTACCGATACCCATCATATATTTTTTATCAATACCCATGATAGCTTTACCAGTTGGACAATATACTGATTGGATGATATCAATTGGATATGGTGATTTATCTACCCAGTCACCTGCAGGTGTCTGAATACAAATTGCAGGTTTAACTAATCCATAATAATCATCAGGACTTACGACCATGAATAATCCTGTAACCTTACGAGCTTTTCCGTTACGACCTTTTGCCATAGCTTTGATTACATCTGCCAATCCTTTTGGTGTCCAATTAACTACTTTTTTAGCAGTCTTAGCAGTGTAAGTTGTTTTACCACTATTTGTTGTACCTTTAGATAAATCGGCCATCATACCGATAGGACCTTTGTCAGATACCAAGTTGTTCAACGCTGCATCTTCAATACCATTTGATAATGCATCATATAACAATGTACGAACAAATCTATCTAAATAAACTGGCCCTAAATCTAACATTGATTCAGGAATAGGAACATAAGCACTTACTTTTAATTGGTAAATATCCATTTCTTCGAATGAACCAGAGATTTCTGTAGCGATCTTATCTGTCAATTTACCCCATGTCGCTTTGTTATCACCTGCTACGCCAAATAATAATTTAACTTTTGCAGATGCAACTTGAATATCTAATTTAGATAACAATGGATGTTCATTTTCGATTTCTGAGAAAATATCTTCGATAACTGTTTCAGGTAATACAGTGTCGATGCTGTCAATTGACTGACGGAAATTGTCAGAACGCATTGCATCAATAACTTTGTTATAGAATGCTTTTTCAACAGAAGTTAACTGACGAGCCCCGCGTGTTTTTAAGATGTTTGAATCATCAACACGTAATGCTTCTTGTAAAATCTGTTCTGCTTTTGAATCCGTTTGATTCTCAATTAAATTGCTCAACGCTTCGAACAAACCATCTGAGTTTTTGTCGTTAATGGCTTGCTTTAAAGTTTCTAATAGTTCTTCTTTAGTTTTCATTAATTTATCCTCCTAATTTTTGCATTAAAAAAACCAACCATTTTCCTTATCAAAAGGTTCAACAGTTGGTGATTTTTCAAAAGGCTCATCGTCCTTTTCTTTATCGGCTTTACCTTCTTCTTTTTTAGAAGTATCTACACCGATAATTTCATCGCATAATCCTAAGTCAAAACATTCTTGAGCGGTTAGGTAACTTTCATTATCTAATAACTCATTAAGTTTTTCTTCTGTAAGCTTGTCTTTTGCTTTGCTTAAATATGCAATTCTTGACGAATCCATAATCTTGTCCATTTGGTCTGCTAACTTTCTAAAATCATTAGCATTACCACAACCATAAGTCCAACAGTTATGAATCATCATTTGTGATGTTGGATACATTTTAACAGTATCACCACACATCGCAATTACACTCGCAATTGATGCAGCTAAACCATCAATGATTACATTTACAGTTTTGTCAGAGCCTTTCAAAATGTTATGAATTGTGATTCCTTCAAATACCAATCCACCATTTGAATTAATGTGTAAATTAACTGTATCTACATCTTGATTTTCCTTTAAAAACTGAGTGATTGATTCGGCACTGATGCCTGATGTCTTTCCAGTCCACCAGTCTGTAGACTCACCAATTTCATCGTACAATTCAAGGTCTGCTTCATTTGGCTTAGCTTCATTAACTTGCATTCGCATTTGCATTACCTTCATCTTGGGCATTTGTTTTTCCTCCTTTCTCACTCGTTGATTGACTGGTTGAGTCGATACCACTGTAATTCTTAGTGATGTAATGCTCGTTCGCCCATTCTTCGTCAATCTCTTCCTCACCTAAAATGCGTAAGATGTTATTGATTGAATAAACACCACTACTAATTAATTTGTCGACTGAGTTAGCCATATCTAAAGCATCAATATGTTTGATTGCTTGAGTGTTGATTTTCATGTAAGTACCTTTTAAGTACTCATCTTCTGTGTAATGCTTTCCGTTGATTTCATCTTGAATCAATTTAACGATTGAATCTAAACAGAATGTTAGGAAGTCATCCACTGCTTTTGATGTATCTGCTACATCTCCATTACAAATATTCACTGGAATTAAAAAAGCCTTACAAGTGAGCTCTAAAGTATCATCTAATAAGGCCTTAATATCTCGAGTAGTTACTATATTTTTCTTTTCTTTTCCAAACTCTTCAAAACTCAAACCTTCGTATTCAGGTAACAAAGCATTATCTGCTTTCATAAAAGTTTTGACTTGATTGTTTAATAAATCCTTAATCTTGTTCTCTAATTCAGAGTTTGCTTGTAAACGACCAATGTGAGCTTTCATCTTAAATCCATTTGCTCGTTTATATGAACTTAATGCAGTTTGAATCAAAGATGTTTGCAATGCTAAAGTGCCATCTAAATATTCTTTTATTTTTTTATTGCCTAACTTGAAATGCATTACTCTTGATTGCTTGTATTCTCCATTAAGTTTCAAATCGCCGATTGTAATATCCTTGAACACGTGCTCGCCAAATACAATCGAATCGTCGACTGTGAATGAATCTGCAATGAATAACTTATCCGCTCTTTGCACAACCAATACTTCATCTTCATAGTAAAGCTTATGGATAAACTTGTTCCAAAACTCTGCACTCGATTGATTGTAGTTTGGCTTAACATTCAATAAATAATAAAAGCTATTCTTTTTTTCTTTTTTCTTTTCGTACGTTCTGAACTCGCATTTCGATATAGCTTTTGCAATTCGTTGTACACAAATCTCAAAGGCCAATTGTCGAGCGGTCAAAGATGCAAACTGTTCTTGCTCTGCCGTAATTGTTGCGGATTGAATCCACATATTTTTTTCATCTGCAAAATCTTTGCCGAATCCAAATATCTTTTTTAAAAAACCCATATTCTTCACTCCTTTCTTTTTTATCTAAAACGTAAGAACCCCAATATCAAAAGGTACACTTCCCAATGATTGAGGTAGCATATCTTCAATTGTCATTGATGCAGCTAATGACATGAATGGGTCTGTCTTTCTTGCTTTTGGCTCGATTTTTCCGATTAAATAATTTCCCATGTCTAACTCGCCATCTTTCGCCATCATTGATTTTTTAGCAGGCACTAATTTTGCATTGTTAGTTGCCCATCTCAAACAAGGTTGCTCACCCCATACGAAAAAGTGATTTAAAAAGCACCTATTAATAATAGGTACAACTTTCATGATGTCCGAATTTCTAACAAGCTTAATATTTTTATTTTCATAATTAAAACCAAGCCTATTCAATTCATCTTTCAATATTTCATATCTGTAACTATCCATTGCAACACCTTCAATAACATAATCATTCATCATTTGCTCAAGATACTCAGACACCAATTTAGGTGATATTTCAGGCTCATCCACTAATGTTACATATCCTTCATTTGCCCATTCTTTATACGGACATTTCAACCTCCACAATTCAGTTGACTGCATACATATCCAAGCATGATTTATATCGTATCGAATTTCATCTTGTTTAAAATGTAAATCAACCGCCATCCAGTCATTTGTTTTTGAAAAGTCAATTCCACAAACGCATGACCAACCTTTAAGATCAATAAAATCTTTATTCGTAGCTTTAATATCTTCCCATTTTGCGACTGGCATTGATTCCTTCGTCTGTCTGATATTCATTCGCTTAGTCATAAATGCGGATAAGCTTTGCGGAGAATTCAACCATTTGTTATATTCCTTACGCATCTCAACCAACAATGAAGGTTTGTATCTCAATGAAGGATTAGCTTTCCTCCAATTCAATTCATCATGTACTTCATCTTTATTGTTTAATCTGCAAATAAAATAAAAGCAGCCATTATCGTCGCTCCCTTTTTTTAAGACATCTGTTCCGGTATCTAACATATCGTCTAAAGGCCCATCTGGAACATCTCCATTTGTTGTAAAGTACCCAATTCTTGGATGAGGCTTCTTTCCTAAGCCAGTAGTGAATACGTTGATGTTATCGTAGTTTTCATAAGTGTGAATCTCATTCAAAAATACTGCACCACTTCGCAAACCATCCTTCCCTTTGGCATTGTTGGTATGGCCTTTAATACATCCTTTATTTTCGATGCCTCTGATTTTTTCTTGAGTCCATTTAAAAAACTTCTTAAACTTCTTCGGATTTTTTTCTAAAGTATCGTGAATATCTAACACTGGTCTTAAAGCTTGGTCCTCATTATAAGCACAAATATCAACGTCATAGTTTTCGATTGGATTATATGGACTAATCAAACACAAACTCATCCAAGATATTAATCCGTCTTTTCCTGCACCTCGTCCCATAAAAAAAAGGCCGTCATCCCATCTCGGTAATCCGTCCTCTTCTTTAAATGTACACAAGTAACATCCTATGCAGTATCTTTCCCATTCATATCCTCGGCCAAAGCCTAAATACTTACCTAATCCAATGTAATGCTCATAAAGTTCTAAATCGACAATCAACCTTTCATTCTGAAAGGCCCTCTCAACCATCGAACGCAGTTGCCATTGTTCAATACAAAACTCATCTTTATTCGCATCCATTAAATCAAAATATTCTTTACAGAATATTGGCAACGAACTCATAGTTCATCATCTTCATCTTCTTCATGTAAAGCACCGCCTAGCGATACAATCACTTTAATCAGTGCTTGTGTTGTGTTATTTGCTTGCTGGCAAGTTTTATTATACGTAGTCACTGCAGGACTCACATACATATTTTCTCTTCCCTTAACATATTCCTTCGTACAAACGACACCATCTTCTTCAATTTTCTTTTCCAAGCTTGTCAGAATATCAATTTGAGTCTCCAACCTCTTCAAAGTGCTTGCAAACAAAAAATTATCAACATATCCTTGTCGCTCAGCATCTTTTTTGAAATTATCCAACGATTTCTTTAGATCAATAGACTTATTCTCTTTTTTCATTCCTTAATCACCACCTATTTTCCAAATTTCTACATGACTTAGAAGAATTTCTCAACAGGAAAGGCCGCCCCCGCTCCGCTACCCCTTGAATCTGAACTCAAATTTTTGACCTGGGGGTAGTTAACAATTTTATTTTCTTCACAAATTTATCCAAAAATAAATGAGACTAACCTTACCATCTTTCTTCTGTGATTAAATCCTTTTCCTTTTCGCTATCTGATTTGAAATTTATAATCTTTTCAGGATGAACTTTGTTGTGACATTCGTTGCATAAGCTAATCAATTGACGATCATTGTTGTTGTAGATTGATAAAGCTAAGCTTGGATTGTCACGCAAGTGAATGATGTGATGAACTGTTTGAGCTTTAGTTATAATTCCATGTTGTTTACACAGTTGACATTCATTGTGGTCCAAGTGTAATACTTCGGCACGTTTATGTCTCCAAACAGATGAGTTATAAAAGTTCTTACAAGCTACATTCCAATCATTTGAATCCTTGTGTTGATATAAATATTCAATCCATTCTAAGTCTGTCATATGTATTCCTCTCAATCATGCACCTATGATTCTAGGCACATGAGCGAAAGGAAAACTTAAAAGAGACTCATATGTGACAATAAAAGGGAGTATCTTTTTGATACCCCCTAAGTCGCATATTTTGTAAGAACTAAATTCTTACGTATCCATTATATCAGAGATTAAAGGGTACTTTAGTACGCTTTTTGTTTTATATTTGTTTGATTTGTTGCTTGATTAAAGATTTCATGTGTCGATTCACGTTTGAAATATGGTATTGCATCTTCAATGATTCGTATGATTTGTTATCAAAGTAATCAAGAATAAATTGTACTTCATCACTTTGTTTTAGTTGTTCAAGATATGACATTGCTTTGCATAGACTGTATCGCATCACTTGTAGTTCCTGGATTAATTCATCTTCATAATCAAATACTAATCCATTTGAATTTGAATGATACTTAGAGCCTGGTGCTTTGTATCGAGCATCTTCATCGACTAACTTACCTTCCCAATCTTTAACTTTGATTGTTATTCTCTGCCAATTCAACGGACTTTTATATCCTCTATCATAATTCAATAAATCAGATACTTTACTTAATTTATTTTCAATCTCAGTGATACGTGCAATATACCAATCAATATTGCGTATCTGTCTGATTACATACGATGCATCTTCGTTTGATATCATTAACCTAAATATCCTTTCGCTCTGTATGCACATTCTAATTCATAAACTGAAAGCTTGTGATCTAAAAGATATTGAACTTCTTTTTTCATATTTCTTTTATTGATTTGCTCAGCTAAAAATAAATCTTGCTTTGTTAATTTGTATTGATAACAAATTGTAGCTAGTTCATCAATCTCTCTTTTAGATTGTGCTGTGCTCGATAATATTTGAGTATTTGCCCATGCACTCATTCAATCACTTCCTTTTCTTATTTTCGCTTACAACTACTGAACCACGATGCCATGATTCATCACCAGTATGGTATCTTCTTTCGTTGGCTCTTTCCTGGTGTTTCTTATATTCTTTTAATCCACAATTTTCACGTTCTAATTTAACGATGTAATCAATAGTCTTTTGCATACATTCTCTAATGTGCTCATCATGAATATCATTTACTGTTACATTCATTTTCGACATCCTTCAAATACTCAAATTCTTTCAACAACTCGCTCTTTGTTCTTTCAAACTCTGATTCGATTTGCTTTTGTACATCAATTTTAGTTTGTTTAAACCACTTCTTTTTGAATTTATTAACTGATTCTCTGTATGTCTCTTCACTGTAATCGCAAGACTGCCACCATTCTAGATCATGCAGCAACTCGCACAAATCATTCATCATTGCATTTAATTGTGAATCATGCATCTTACCTGCATATTCATATTCAATGCGACTATACATATAGTTATAACTTCCGCCACTCATTTACTTTGTCTCCTCGAAACCTTCGTAAGAACTGCGATACATACATTTGTATGCCCGCAAGTCCTTTTTCTTTTGCTCTATTTCATGCATTAGCACTTCATTCTGATATTCTAGATTGTTGATTCGTTCTCCTGCTATTGTTGAATACAGTAATAAAGTCACACAAACTCCTAGGAATATGCCAATTAATAAACCAATCACTCTTCATACCCTCCTAGAAATATGTCAGTATCTTTATTTAATTCAAACTCTACAATATCCATATCATCGAATGGAGGACTTACACAATTATCTAAGCATCTATTCATTGCTTTCTCTGCCTTTTCTCTTGTGCTATATATTCCATATACGTGTGCATTATATCCATATTTTTCACAAGTATTATTGTGCAACAAATATACTCTCATTATTTAATTACCTCACAATTGTCTAAAATATCTCCAATTGTTTCATTATCATCAATGCCTTTAAAATATCCTTTTTCCTTCATCCCGCTTAAAGAATTAAATGTATTAAAACTGTGTATATCTGAATAGCTTTGTAATAAATCGTATTCAAATTTAGTTAATTTGTATGTTGGCTTTTCATATGGCTGCTTTAACCATTCTTTAATCTTTTCGTCGCATCCATGTCCTGTACTAAATCCACAATCATTACATTTAACACTACTGCATTTATGAGGCTTTCCATCGACTAGTGCTACAGTAAAATAACATTCTTCTATGATTTCATCTTTGTAATGTTCATAATTAGTTTCTGCATTTTCTTCAAAACACTCATTTACTAGTCCTGTAAGTAAATTTATATCTTCTTTGAATAAGTTCATCGCAAGCGTACAATTATCAGAATTGTAATATAATTCTTCCATTTGGCCTAAAGCATCTATATATTCTTGTTTTGTTGTCATTTAAATCCACCCCAATTCCTTCTTTTGCTGCTGAACAGCTTTGCTTTCCTCAGGATTAAACACTCTTAATACCATTCCACATTCGCAATAAGCTTGTTTTGTTTTTAAATCGAAAACGATTAGAGTTGTAGTTCTGTAGACGGTTTTTGCGTAAATGATGCGTTGCTTATAGTGCTTGCATTCATATCCTAGTTTTTCAAACATTTCTCTAGGAGTCATTTTCATCGTCTCCTTTTAATAACTGCCCACAGAATGGACAACGAGGATAATATTTTCTTCCATAATATGTTGAAATAGTCACAACTTCATGTTTACAAGTTGGACAAGATGGTACCAAATCACCACATGGACCAAACTCAATATCTATAGGTTTCTTTGGTGTTTCTTTATCAACTAACTCTTGCAACATTACTAGATAACCTCTACTTGCAATACCATATATTTTATTTTCATCATATGCATTCCATAAATAATTCATTGCTTCTTGATATTTATTCATACGTTTTTATTTCCTCCTTAAGCTCGTTTATAGCCTTCTTTACATCTTTCAAGTCTAAATCTACATTGGCAGCTAAATCTGCCATAACGCAATTAGAATAGCCTTGTAATGCACTTGATAGAGTTGAATGAAAAGAAATTTGTTTCTTGATTTCCGTCTCACTTCCATCTTTGCTTTTTTGAATTGCATCTTGAACTAAAGTGTAGCTTTTTCCATCTGATACAATACTGTATCCGTTCTTTAAATTAATCATTAAATTCTCCAGTCTTTACATATTCCAATGATTCAATAAATTCTTTGAATAATTCAATTTCTTTTTCTTTGTCAAAAATATTTAGTAAGCACATTCCCTCGTAAGCATCACTGTGATCATCACTCTTGTCATCTAAATATTTTCTGTTATTTTCGATTATTAGCAAATCATCCTTAATGCATTTCCTGTATTTTTTTATCAAATCATTAATTCTATCTTCAATCATTTTCTTGCTCCTTGTATTGCTTTGGTAATGGCATCCAAGCTTTGACATCCAATTTAACCATTCCATCACCAAAGTTTTTTCCGTCCCATAACGCTCTCACTGGGTAACCTTCTTTATTTATAGATACTAGATACATATCCAATGGACTGTAATCTAACTCTGGATTTTCCATTGGTGGTTCAGGAAGTCTTTCAGAAACAGGAATCCACTCAAATGAATCTGCTTTATCAACTAATTCTTGCAAAATTTCTCTTGATTCCCAACAGAAATCTCCTGCGGTTCTTGGTTGCCAATATCCGTCTGCTTCTTCTTCTATGATTGTGCTCACAATTCTGTCTAACGCTTTTTGATATTTATTCATTTTCTTTCTCCTTTGTATCATCTTTTTCTAAATAATATTCCGTACAATTATCGTATTTTAAACATTCGCCAAACTTATACGCTACACATTTATTTTGTAAGCATTTATGTAGTACTGGTCTTGTAAATGTTCCTGTGCCAATCGTAATTGGTACAACTTTTTCTTTTGAAGTTAAATCAGGACAAAATTTAATCATCTTCATCTTTTCTGTCATACTTCCACCTCTTTATCCACTTGCTTTCTTATGTTTCTTTTTAGAAATACAATCGTATTTTTTAACGATTCAATAACCTCTTTATCGTCTATATCATGTATATCATAAATAAACATAAGAGCCATTTCTAAGCCGTCCGATACTCCACTTCCATAAGTTGTACCTCTATTTTCGTATTCTTCCATTTTAAGAAACACAAAGTTTTCTATTTGTTTAATTTCTTCTTTTGTCATACTTCAACATCCTCATCTTGTGGCATTTGATAAATTTCTTTCCATTCTTTTGTAAAAAATCTCCTCGTACAATTTGCGTCATCAGTGTGATACTGATGCTCAGTCATAATAGAATGTTGAATTTCATCTAATACTTTTAAAGCTTTTTCTTTGCTTGAATAAGCACCTAATTCTTGTTCGTATCCATCATAGTGTCCATTAATTGCGTAATAAACCCAATCATCAATACGGTCTTTACAGATTCTAAATGAATTAGCATTTGCTAATATATACTTGTTCTGAGTTCTAATCCACATACCTAGTACCCACTTTCTAATCTTTGATAATTTATCTTATTCTTATCACAATATGCAGAATACACTTGTTCAACTGTGAAGCCCAGGTATTCTGTAATCGCGATTAATGGTTCTACTTTCCACAACGGAGAATATGATAAATCCGCTAATTTTATAACAATACCTTTTCCATATTCTTCGATTGACCACCGATTATCGTCAACTTTTTCCATTATTTCATCATCCGTTAGCAATCCTTCTTCACCACCATTAAAATTGTTTTGCCAACTTAATACAAAATGCCAAATATCAACTAATTCGCCTAATACCTTTTCTTCATCAACTTGTGGTTGAGTTTTCTTCCACCAACACCAGTTGGCTTTTAATTCGTGAGTTAATTCGCCTACTTCATCAAGAATTGCGAAACTCAAATTCTCTTCATAAATACAAATTAACCCATATTCTTTCATAATTGCTTCATCTAATTTAGCTTGCATTTTTAACATTTTTCTAATCAATTCAATATCTTTAGCGTTCATGTTTCTTAATCTCTCTTTCTAAATAACATTTTGCTTTTTTCAAATCTTCTAATTCTGTACCTTTATAAGGTGCTCGCGATATATATTTAATTACATTGCCTAAATTAAAGTTAAGGTTATGTGATTCAATATAATCAATTGGTTCAATACCGTGTTGATAGTGTTGAGGATGATTCACCATGTCAACTTCATCTTTTGAAATCTCTTTAAATCCATAATCTTCATTAGTGAAATCTTTATTACCTTCTTTGCATGATATTGTACAATTTGATGAATGTTCTTTTTCTTTTGGTTTGAAACAATCTTTTGCTTTTAAATATGCCATAGTATCGCGTTTACATGTTCCTTTACAATTTGCACAAGGTTCTTCAATGCTTGACAAATATTCATATTTGCATTTATTACATTCACTCATTGTTTATCTCCTTTTAAGTTCTTCATTGATTCCACTTTTTTGAATTGCAATTTCAATAAAGCGACGTTCAACCATTCTATACGCTTGTAACTCATCCAATTCGCCTAACAGTCTATTAACTTTGCTTTGTAGCTTTTCTAGTCTGTCATCATTAAATTGCGTTACTGCATCACCTCGTAAAAGGTTATCAATAAATTCATTCTCTGCATGAATCACATCTTTTTTGTTTTCATAACGAAAACCGTACACTTTTTCTCTGTCTCGATAATCCAATAACTTATGCTTGTTTTTTTCGACTCTTTTATCGAGATATGATTTCACATTTTCAACTGCTTTTAATTTTGGGTTCATTTTTATGCTCCTTTCTTTATTGCATATATTTTTCATGACTAGATTTAACATTTGAATTTTTAACTTTGGCATAAATCAATGTTGTATCAATTTGCTCATGTCCTAACATAATTTGTACTTCCTCAATTGGCATTCCTTTATTCAATGCAACTGTTGCAGCGGTTCTTCTAAATTTATGAGGATATGCTTCAATGCCTAGTTTTTTTCCTAAATTTCTTATCATTACTTCCAAACAACTAACATTAATTTTTTCTAAATCTGATGTGAGAACTGGAGTGAATATGTATTCACTCTCTTTGTTTCGATAATTCAAATATTCTTTTAATTTCATTGCGCTTCTAACATTTAAATAACAAACTCGTTCTTTATTGCCTTTACCAACAACTTTCATTTCTCGCTTTTCCAGATTTAGATCACATAACTTAGCACCTGTGATTTCTCCTGCTCTGCATCCAGTTGATAAAAGAACTTCAAATAGAGCAATATTTCTGATTGTTTTTTTATATTTTGTTGTTCCCTTAATTGATTTATTTTTTTGCTTGTTAAGTTCATCACGCATCATTTCAATTTCTAATTCAGTGAATGGCTTTCTTATATTTTTGTCTTCTTTTATTTTCTTAACTGCACACATTGGATTGCTTCTTATATAGTCGTTTTCTACGAGCCATGTAAAAAACGATGAGAAATTACGTCTTTCATTATTTAATGACGTTTTCTTTAATTCAGGATAATCAAGCATACGCTTTGCAAAATGCATACGTATGTCATCTTTTGTAAAATCAACAACACTCTTTTTAATATATTCATGAAGCCATGTATTAAGGGTGTACGCATAAAACTTGATTGTTCTATCACTACAACCGTCAATTTTTTTACTAACTAAAAACATTTTTATTAAATCGTCATCATTGCTAACATAGGTTGATACTTCATTTTTACATTCAATAATTTCAGAGCCTTCAAGCGCTATGTATAGTATTCCTCTAACTTTCACTAATTGTTCAGGTTCTAAATCTTTAACTAACAATGCCATGCATTTGTTTATAAATTCATCCTTCACATAATTCACAACCTTTCACATACCACATCATCGTGCATAAAGTTTCGTTTTTTTCTTCTGCTAATGTATTGCCTTGAATAACTTTTGCAGGTATGCCACATAAATTAAATTGAACGTATGCCATATAAAAGCAGTTGTAATCTAAATCTTGAGCAGTAACTATCATCATGTCTTGATAATCAATTTTTCTTTTTTGCAATCCTTTAGCAATTGCTAAGATGTTAGCACCACCGCCAACTGTAGGCTCACTAAGTATTATTTTTTTTTCTGTCCCATTTGGTTACATTGACTCCGCCATAATTTCAGATACGTGAAATGGAGTGAAGAATTGTGCAGTTTTAACACTACTTGCTCCCAACATCATATATATTTCACCTAGATAATCTGATATTTCTTCGTCAAATAACATCACTAATCGCGCTGACATTTCTGAAAACATATTTAATTGATCGTTTGTATATTTCTTCGCTATATCTAAATATTCATTCTCTAATTTATTATCAAAATAAAATGAATTACTCATTGATAAAGCAAACATTTTAATCCAATCTTGGAATATTTGTCTTGGCTGATATCGTCCTGCCATGCAATTGATTATTTTTACGATTTCATTCATCACGAAATTCTCACTTTCTGTAATTTGTGTATAATTACACATTTTTAACAAGTGAAGGGAATGAAAGGTGAAATGTAGTTATAATCTCTATTTATATATATATTTATTTTTTATTTTTATTTAGAAATATAATATAACTAAGAAAATGCCTTCATACCCTTCACTATTTAAGTAACTTAAGTATTTTTGAGGTTAACAAACACATTTCCATAATTCCTATGAACCTTTTCGACTGGCTTATCTGCTCGCCTAAATTCCTGTTCAATTCGTTTGAAGAATCTCTCTTTTGTTAAAATGAACTTCTCCAAATATCCTTGGTCTAAATACCATCTTCTGTAATCCAAATAAATTTCATCAGGAGTTAATTCTTTTTCATCTTTAAAATCAAATTGTGCTGCAAACACAAATAAATGATTTCCTGCACCAAATAATTCCATATCCATATTCACATCACGAGGAATCGGAGTGTATTTATTACCATTGCGCACCAATCGAGCATATCCTTCAAGTGCATAGTTCAATATCGCACTTAGGCCTTCTCCTTCACACAAATGTTCAATGATTTGGTCATCTGCTGGAAATACCGAAATGTTATCGGCCTTATCTTCATCGGGAGTAAACGAGTTGTACAATCTGTGTGTTGTTTTTGTGAATCGTCTTTGCCATCCATTTGTTTTATCTTTTGGATGAAAGCATTCATTTGCATCAATAAAGATTGAAGCTCTTGGATGGAATGATACTGGTTCTTTATTTTTAACGTTTGTAGTAATCTTGTCATTCGTACATAAATTTTTCATGATGTTCTCGTTTTCTGAAGTATCAGGCTTTGGATCGTGGAAGAAATTAACCCATTTTCCAATTAAACTCTGCAAACGAAACTCACGTGATAAGGCCTCAACTGGAATCGCACAACACAATGAATCGCCTAGCATCTTTTCAATGATTTCATTTAATTTAGACTTTCCATTTGAGCCATCACCAATCCACATCACCGCTTTACCTTCGATGTTTGTTGGATTAAATAAACTGCCTAAGTATTCCTTGAACCGATTAACCATGTTTTCTTCACCGCTTGGGTGATTTGCAAAAATTTGATGTAGGAATAGCTTAATCTTTGAATCGTCTGCTTTAGGATTGTAGTCGTATTCCTGACAATAATCACAGTAATCTTTGATGTTGTGATTACGCTCAAATTTATATGGTTCTTCTGGATTATTCTTATCAAAATAAATCGTTCCGTTTGCCACATTGAAGCATTCTTTTTGATTAGGCATAGGCTCATTCTCATCCGTTGTCTGAACTTTGACCTTATCAATAATTGACTTCTCCTCATTATTGCGGACATCATACATACGCTCAAATGATTTACGAATGATAAATTCATTTACACTCTGCCAATGTGTACCGTTAAATCTGTACATTCCATTTGCTACATCGTGCCAAAGATCGTATTCATATTCTCGAATAAAGTCTGCAGCAATTTCATTTTGAGTTTTCGACCTATCAAGCATTTTGATAAGGTCCTTCCTATCACGAGAATTAAATGAAATGCATTCATTAATATAATCAATTACATGATTCTTTGTTTTTCGATTTAAATAAGGTGCTAATGGATTGATATATGCGTATAAGGAATCATAATCATCGAATTGACTTAGGTATTCTTTCATACCATCACGACTATGCTTTTCAAGTAATTCACTTGGTTTCAAGCCAACACAATATGCATCTGATATATCTTTAATTGGCTTTTTTCTGTATTCAGTTGGAATCGTTACGATTGTGAATTGTATGTTATGTTCAAAGCACGATTTGAACATTCTATGTGTAAATTGAGTACCACTTGAATCATTGTCGAAGCATAAGATTAATCGTTTGAAGTCTTTAGCGACTTGCATTACTGTTTGGATGTGTTTATTGCTCATTCCTGTAGCATTACATAATACTGATTCTCCTTCTTCCCAAAGAGATGCAAAATCAAATACACCCTCTGCAATCCACAAATCATCGTTACCTCTATCTAAGGTATCGTATCCGTATAGTTCATTTTCACGATATGAACTAAAGCCAATTGTAGGCTTTTTGTATTTCGGATAGTCTTTTGAAATTTTAGATGAGTCAAAAGCACGAGCACACCAATAAATTGGTTGACCATCTTTCCACACTGGAATGATGATTCTATCTGAATAAGGATCATAACCACATTTATATTCATCTATAAAATCATCAAAAATTTGTCTGTTATGAAAGTATTGTCTGTGTTCAGGCTTCAAATTCTTATGATATTTCTCAACATTTAAGCGTAAACGCTCCATGTCGGTCTTGTAATTGTCGATTTCTTCTTTACGATAATCATCATCGCCGATATTTAAACGATACAATAAATCAGAGAAAGCTTTTGAATTGTCACCGTTGTATTTTAAATAAGCATACATCGAGATAACATCTCCACCTTTTTTCGAGCTATGGCAATACCAGGAATCTTGCCAAACTTGGCATGATGTTGGATTAGTGCCGTCATGAGTAAATGATTTACATCTGCACGAATCTTCACCACCGCATCTTTGAGTTTCAATATTAAATTCATTTAATAAATCAAAGCAGTTGATTTTGGATTTAATCAACTCGCTAGATTTTGCTCGTTTTTCCATTTTCAACTGCTCCTTTCTCTAATATTTCAACTATTTTGTTTCCAGTTTGATTTTTAGCACAAAACTGAAATTCAACATCATATACCATCTGCATTGTGTTTAGTATCTTAATTAATTGATTACCAGTAGTTGCTTTTGGTGATGTCTTTAACCTTGGATTGTGCCAATATCGAATATCATCAATACATTTAATTGCTGATGAATGTTCAATCAATACAATCACGTGTATACCTAACTCTTGTGCTCGTTCTAATTCTGCTTTGAATCGTTTATGATCATGCGTAACATTTCCAATGATTTCTTGAAGATTTTGTTTTCTATCGACAACCAAATACGGATTGGATAAGAGTTGATAATCACCAACATAAAGCTTAGTGCGTACCAACTCATATCCTTTCTTTTTTATTTGTTCACTTAACGATTCAATAGCTTGAGGCTTTTCTCTTGTATCACAATAAATCGCATTCATTTAGAATGGTAAGTCGTCATTGGAAATATTGACTGGTTGAGGTGCAGTCGGTTGAGTCTGAACTGTTGGACCAGTATATTTATCCAACTTCTTCAATTCAGGAACTTTGAATTTTCTGCTTTTAATTGTTTCAACATTAACAACTTTTTGAACAATTAAACGTGTACGCAATTCTCCTGCGTGAGCACCACCGGTTGGTACATATTCTTCTTCTTGAAGGATTAAACCGACTTTCTTTCCTTTTAAAGTTGATTCATCCCAATTCCATACATAGCCGACATTTGATTCTTCAACTGCTTTGATAAAGCCTTTAAACATTGATAAGGCCTTTTCTTTGTACGAGCGAATGAATACGCCACCCCAAAAGTTAAACTGGCTATATAAATTCTTGTAATAATCTGCAAATTCGCCCTCTGCAATATCGAATGATACTTTCAAATATTCCTTTTCTGATTCATCTTCTGCTTTATAAAGCACACCGATGTATCCTCCTGGCTTAAGCGAGTCAAACTCGCCACTAGCTTTAATTTCTTCAAAGTTTTCAATTTTCTTCATTTACTAAATCCTCCTTATTTTGAAACCTTTTTTTCTAATTTATCGAATCCGTAATAATCACGAATCGTTGAATCGACTAGCTTTAAATCGTTGTCGATTTCATCATCTTTAAACATTCCAATAGGACTTTTGCACGTGTCTGAACCACTGTTATGAGTCGTGAATGTGTATTTACCTTCCGTACATTTTGTGCCCAATACAATCGTCGCTAGAGACTCAGGAGACATATACTGCTCAACCATCTTGCCGACTGTTTTGGCTTTGTATGTTCCGTTTGTATTGTCATATTCGTTATGCATTAAGAAATACACGATCACATCTCTAGGAGTATATCCACTGATATATTCCATTAAATCAGTCCAATGACGAGCAATCTCTGTGAATTTGTCGTAACCTTTTTCATTTGCTCTACTCATTAATTCGAAAGCCATTAAAAATTGAGCGTCATCAACGATGTACAATTTGCATCTATCTTCGTTGACCGATAATGATTGGATATAAGATTTAATAGTCTCATATCTTTCAGTACCATTCTTGTCACGTAAATTCACGCAACTTAAATCTGATTTAAACGGCATTAATTTATTTGCCGTGTTAAAAACTAAACATTCTTCTTTTTTTAAATTCCTAAGTGAAGCTGATTTACCAGTTCCACTAGGACCAATACAAAGTACAATCTGACCCATGATTTAATCCTCCTACTTTAATGTTAAGTTAGTGTTTTCAACTAACTCTGCGCCATCAACTTTTTTGTCATTTGAAATAGCTTTGTTAATTTTAAATAAGTTCATATTAATCCTCCATTTTTGTTAATTTAACTGATGACATATCCATATCACCTAAGCGGTTATCGGTTACATCCATGTGTTCGACATCCATGTTTTTAATGTGTTGCATTGCTTCTTTTTTTGAATTCGCTTCAACATATCCAATTAAGGTTGCGATAGCTTTGACTTCAAAATTAAATTCCATATCATTCACCTTTTTTTAGCCATTCTTTGATAAAGTAACTATCGTATTCTTTTTCAACTACACATTTTCCTTCTTTACCAGGCATTTGATTGAACTCAAACGGAGTTACATCGATTGACTCAAAGAAGGCTTTGATTTCATCTAGTTCAATTAACGCATGATTGATAAATTTGAATCCTTCGTCTGTGCGTATGCTTAATTTAGCTACACATTTAAATCCATCACACGTTTGAACTGTTTCATAACCAAAAACATAAAACTCAACGATCATACAAACTCCTCTCCGCATGACGAACATTTTCGATAAACTTCAAAACCACAATCGTCATGATTTTTTTCGATTACATCCAAATCGCCACCACAGAATGGACAAGTGTTATTGTTTAAACATTCCTGGTCTAACCAATCAACGTTGGTTTGAAGAACATTTACTTCTTCTTTAAATTGTCCTGACTTTCTTAATTTATCTGCGATTTGTTGAAGTTCATGAGCTACATTATGTAAATCACTGTAATTAGTCATTCAAAGGTCCTCGCATTCTTCTTAGGATTTCTTCTTTTAAAACAGTTTCAAATGCATTCGCTGCATTATTCAACGCTTTAGCTAAATCCAATTCACTCATCATCAATGCTCTTGCAGTTTTGCTTTTATCGAACATTCCTTCAGGCTCAACTCTTAATGCGTATTTTGTATGTACTACGTTGACTCTAAAAACAATAAAATCTTCAGAATCATCATGCGTATGCTTCTCTACCATACATTTATTCCTTTCCACTCGAACCCTACAACCTAGATACCGCACGACTAGAAAGCTGTTTAAATTTGGTATTAAATTGGAGAAAATAATCATGAATCAAATACAATGCCTAATTCGTATGTATCGTGATTTAATGTGCGATACCTAGGTTGTAAGATTCGAGAATTTCATTTAAAATATAAGTAGTGATTTATTTCATCACTGTGTGACTTTTACTTGCAGGTTTGAGTCACTTTTTTTGTGCTTTTTCTTAAACGAATTAAGTTATCAATATAAGGTTGAAGTTCTAAAACTCTAATGACCTTAGCAGTTGGATAACCAAATTCATTCTTTTCAATGCCTAAGTTTTTGAAAACTTTACCAACAGTTGAACTAGCACATCCAATAACTTTAGCTGCATCAATTTGTGAGATGTAGGCTTGTTTCGTTAAGATTTGCAATTTGTGTTCAACATCTGCATCGTATTCAACACTTAACATTGGTTCTATCACTCTCATATCACATCACCTCCTTTACTAAAATCTGATTGATTGAATCACATTACATACATATGCGGTTGCAATCAGGCATCCAATCGTCAATATAACAGATGCAAATAACATCCAATTCGCTACACGTTGTTTTCTTTTCAATTTAATTTCTTTTCTTTCCAACTCTGCATATTTATGCATCATCAACGTGTATTCTGTACGATGCGGATTATTAGCAAATTCTGCTACATCAAGTTGTTGTTCCGTTACAATTTCGGCTTGTTTTGTTCTTGATCTAGAACTAGAACTAGCTTTTTTTGTTGAATTTGGCATTTTTTTCATCCTTTCTTAATCAATAAATCTAAATTGATAACTAATGCATCTGCTATCTTTTTCGCAGATTTATCTGAGATTGGCTTTCCGTTGTAGGCTTTGCTTATCGTCGTAAGTGATACACCTGATTTTGTTCGCAAAACCATTTGAGTCCATGAACGTGATAAGCATTCATTGATTAACTTTTTCTCGTCCAATATCATTGCAATTACTCCTTTCTTCCTTCCTGATGTAGCACCATCAACCCTACCTCGGTTTGCGAAAAAAAAGTATCCATGGTATGTGATTTATCAACTGTATTTCAATTCATTCAAATTCGATTGAAGTGCATTTTATGAGTTTAAAGGGATTCGGCATTATTCCAGCCAACAATTTTGTGTGCGCCTTTTTTTATAAATTGGAATCGAGGCGCAAATCGAATTTTTGATTTTCATGAACTTTCGGTCTAAGCCTACTTGCAGTTGTTTGAGATAGAGTTGATGGTACTACATCATTTTGTATATTGTACACGCTTTTGTGTACTTAAATCTTAAAAAAAATATTGTCTCTTTCTTCGTTTGATAATTCTAAAACATCTTGAATAGCTTTAATTTCCGATTGTCTGAACTCTCTAGCTTCATTAAGCTTGTAATTAAGGGATGAAAGGCTTATGCCTGTTTTATCAGATAACTCTTGCATTGTCATAGATTTTAAAGCCAAGAAAGATTTTAACAAAGCTTTATCAGTCATCTTTACCTCCTTTCTTATATCCACATTTCTGTGTACACCATTAATATACCCTTATAATGTGTGCATGTCAACACTTTTGTGATAAAAAAATTCACATTTTTGGACATTACTGTTATAATTAAGATAGATAAAGGAGAAATCAATATGAACAACGATAATGTTTTAGGTGAACGTGTTAGAAAACGCAGAGAAGAATTAAATTTAACCCAAGAAGAATTAGCTAAAAGAGCTGGTTATCAGTCTCGAAGTTCAATTAATAACATTGAATCAGGTAGACCAGCATCACAAAAGATTGTATCGAAGTTAGCAAAAGTTTTAGGCGTGACACCTTCATATTTAATGGGATGGGATGATTTGCCTAATAAAAACGATTTGCAAGGCTTAGATCAACAAGATACAAAGCCACTTGATTTGCAAAAGTTCGCTCAACCAACAAAATCAGACGCTAAAGTTTTTAACAACGCAAATGAAATCATAAGATACCATACTTTGATTGAATTTCTAAAAAGTTGTAACTGGAATGTTTCTAAAATTGCAAAAGGAACTATTGTAAATGGCACCGCTACAGACCAAACTTATTACGCAATTTCAAAATCAAATGGAGTTGCAATAAATTTGACTTATGATGAATTTCAATTATTGCAAGATAAATTGTACGACAGTATCGAAACTACAATATTGGATGAGCTTAAAAGTAAATTAGGAATATAAGGAGAATAAAAAATGGGACTATTTAAAGAAATGAAACAAGCATTCAGAGATGGAATGAATGCAGTGGATAAGGAACAAGAGATGATTGATAGTTTAAAAGGGCATAAAGTTACAGCCACAGAAGCACGAGAAGTCTTTATGAAGATAAAAGAAGATGAGTTAGAAGAAGAGTTCTTAGAATGGGTTTCTGATAATGAAATCAAATTAAAATAAAAAAAATGCCTACCATTGAGCGTTGGTAGGCTTAGTTAGAATGATACGAATGGTATTTGAAATTTTGTGAGTAAGAATACCACACGTACGCATTCATTCTATCATTTTTTAAATAAAAAAAGAAGGAGTGAATTTAAAATGCCAATCAAGACAAGAGTGCATAATGGAAAAAAGCAATATGCATATCAAGTATATTACACAGATGTTTTTGGCGAACGAAAAAGAAAACATTCCAAGTGGTTCGATACGCAAAAGGAATGTAAAGAAAAAGAAGCTTTATTTACAATCAAATCACAAGAGAATGATATTTACGATATCAAATTCAAAGACTTAGCCAACGAATACATCGAATACTCATCCAAATCAAACACACCAAAAACTAAACTGGATAAGCAGATGATGTTAAGAAAATATTGCAGTATGTTTTTAGATCGCAATGTAAATTCGATAACTTCTGCATATATGAAACAAGTTCGTGATTATATTGATGAGCTTGGATTGTCTACTTCCAGGAAGAATAGAATACTAGGCTTTATTAATTCAGTATTCAAACATGGAGTTAAGTTTTATGGGTTAAAAACTAATCCAATGGACATTGTAGACCGTTTCGCAAAGTCAAATGAAGAGAAAATAGCCGAGATGGATATTTATACCGTTGATGAATTTAATCGTTTCTTGGATGCTATAGATGAGTCTCATGAGGAGTTCAGAAGATTTTATTTTCTTTTATATTGGACTGGCATGAGGCTAAACGAAGCAATGTCATTAACATTCAACGATTACACACGTAAATATATCAATGTATATCGGCAATGCGTTAATGGACAATGGACTGGATTAAAGACAAAAGGCTCGAAAAGACGAATCGCGATTGATAAGGACCTTTACTCGGTATTGGATGAACAGTACCAGAAGTACAAGGACTATCCTGAGTTTAGCATGGATTGGTTTGTATTTGGTGGATACAATCAATTCAACCAAACTACAGTTACACGAATCAAGAATGAAGCTTGTGCAAAAGCTCATCTCAAACAGATTCGTATACACGATTTTAGACACTCACACGCTTCAAATTTGATTGAAGCAGGTGTTAATATGTATAAGATTTCTAAACGCTTAGGACACTCTTCTGTGACTATCACAATGGATAGATACGGTCACTTAATCGACCAAGATGGTGATGAAATATTAGATGCGATGCGAAAAAAGTAATACTCTATTTGTACTCCGATTTACTCGAAATTCACGAAGTTTAAATGACTTGTACGAATTTAACTGCTTTATATAAAGCTTAAAAATGTTCAACGAACTGATTAACAAAATCCCGTACGCGCTACCATATAGCAAAATACCCTTTATTTAAAGGGTTTTTTTATTTTTATTAATCATAATACTCCATTTATACTCCATTTTTTTGAATTTTAGTATTTTTGGTCTTATTTTTAACTTCTCAAAAAGTGAAGGCAATGAAGGCAAAAAGTGAGCTGTAACTTTTTTTCTTATATATTTCTTTATATATTTATTTTTAAAATTAACTAGAAAAATAATATAACTAAATATTTGCTTTCATTCCCTTCACTTTGCATTAACGTTTGTTACTTTGCTTATTTTTCTTTTATCAGAATCTATCACCGATGGTTAGGGCCTTATGCGTAGCATGTATGCTACGAGCATACTTTTGAACAAAAAAAGACCACTTTTCAAATGCTACTAGTCTGCATTCTAATCAGTGGAATAAAACATAAGTCTTACGATTTAAACATCTGCTTTTTTTATTTCTAGCTAGGTTCTTTTGCAAGAAAATCTGACAAACATAAATATTCGTCAATAAATATGTTTTTTCTTGAAAGCCATTTGACTAACTTGACTTTTTCCAAGAATAATTATAGCACAAAAAAGAACCTACGCTTTACACGTAGGCTCGATTTAGTCATTAAAAATATAGTTTAGTTCAACTTTTGTGTCATTTTTTGATATTTTGAATCATTTTATTAAATGTTAAGCAAATTTTCCGTATGGATTCGTGTTGTATCCTTTTGAATTTAATACACCCGCTTTCATCCATCTTCTTTCACCTGTGGATGCACTAATCCAACTGATCCATACGAATCCTTCACGTTTGACATATCCGTCATATCGGACAGACATTCCTTGATTGTAGAATAATCCTGTATCAATTCCTTTTTCTGTAGGTGCTTTTCTAATCTTCAAAGTTGTATTTGGATAGAATGTTGCACTTTCTCTGATGAAATCAGAAGGTGTACTGTTCAATACTGTAGGAGTACTTGTAGTAGTTCCTCCAGGGATATGAGGGTCTGTATCAATACCTGTATCATTCGTCCATCCGATAGCTACTCCATTACGATCTACACGATACGGATATTTAGCACCTTTAATTACTCTACCAATCGTACCATTCCAATCGCCTTTATAAACTTTACCTGTACCATAGCAATTTACACTTAATGTATTTGTACAGATAGGTGTACTAACTGAGTACTTCTCACCACTTGGAGCGTTTGGAGTGTTTTGAGTGCTTGGTGCTACAGTCTGACCATCTAATCTAGCATTTACTTCTTGTGCTAATTGATTCATCTTAGAATGTAAATAAGGGCCTGGACAAGATGTTGCTGCGAACATTCTATGTTCAGTTAAGCTGCCATTCGCATTACCAGTGTAATTCAATCTGAATCCGTATCGTTTACATACATCCACGCATAGATTTACTAATGCATTCCAAGCTTTTGATGAGATAGTCCATGTATTCGTGTTATCATTCGCAATTTCAATTGTGATAGCTTGGCAATCGTTGTAGTAGTTGCTTGAAGTCCATGCACGATTCTCTTCGTCAACATTAGCAACGATCGTACCATCTGAGCCGATGCAATAGTTTGCACTAGCCATTCTTCCACTTACTTGGAATGATTGAGCACATCTTTCAGCGCTCCACTGACAAGCCATGTGATGAGGTGTAATCTTACATACTTTGTAACCTCCTCTACCGCGCATATAGTTGTCTGCACTAGCAGGAATATATTTATTTGTTAAGCTTGAGTATGACATTCATCTTCACCTTCTTCTTTTCCGTTTGATAGCTCTGATTGAGCTTCTTCTGATAATTCTTCAAATTTTACTTCTTTTTCTTCCATGATTCTGTCCTCCTAATTCTTCTCGACTAAAAAATCCTGAATTTCCTTTCGTGTAGCCTTTAGGCTTTCTTTATCATCTTCCGATAACATTCCATCGAGGATGGCCATGTTCGCTTTTAACATCAAGTCGCCTCTTTTTTTATCCTCTTCTAACCGTTCATCGTGGTCAGACAGAATGCGAGTGTGTTCTTCTAATTTGCGATTGATACCTTCCTGATTCAGTGTTATCTTCTCAAGTGAATTCAATCGTTCGTTATCTCGATGTAATAATTCTGTATGTCTTTTCACTGTTTCTTTCAGATCATCACTTGGCTTTTTTAGCTCTTTAATAATTTTCACAACACCCCAAATGGATGCTATGAATCCACAAATCCACACAATCTGTTGGCTTGTAATTACAAAATTCATGCAAGCCACCTACTTTATTTTTCTTCGGTAGTGCCTTCAACAAACCTTGTGAAAGCTTGGTGCATGCCTGTACTAGCTAATCCCATCAATGCACCATAAACCGCATTTTCAATTGACAATCCACTGACTGCTAGGTTAAGTACTAATCCAACAAATGCTAATACTGTAGGAATGTACTTGTTTGGAAAGCTTTCAAAAGATGTTTTCAAAATATAGCCAACAATCAAACAAGCTACTACCACTACCAAAACAAAATATTTACTTAATTCTGCAAAATCAATCATCTTATATTCCTCCTATAATTTAGTTACATTTAGCATCACATAGCCTTCTTTGAATCCATCATTAGTTGTGATGCTACGAATTTGTGTCATTCTAAATAAACCTGTATCAGTTTCTTTCCCTTCGTCTAACGATACTTGTTTAAATAACACATAATCTTGTTCATTGATTTGTTTGTCTGTCAAATCAAGAATAATAAAGTCATGCTCAGTAAAGAAATTCCATAACTTTGTATTTAAATTGATTTCATGAACTTTAGTCATATAAAATCCTCCTATTAACATATAAAAAAGCGAGGTAAAACAAAATGCTATATTCTGACAAATTAACATCCTGGTTAAAAGAAAAGAAAATCTATCTAAAATACAGCACTTACACAAATTATTGTAATGTGATCCACAATCACATTTTGCCAAAACTAGGCATTTATCAGATTGAAGATTTGAACAACGATATTCTGCAGGAGTTTATTCTTCAAAAACTTGAAAACGGCCGAAAAGACGGCAAAGGCGGTATATCGTTCAAATACGCCAAAGACATTATTCAAATTCTTAAATTTACACTTCCATTCAAAGTCGATATTCAACTACCGTACCATCCTTCTAAGGCGGTAGAGATTTTTGAAAAAGAAAATCAAATAACATTAATTAATCACCTCCAATCTGAGATTAATTGTAAAAACTTTGGTATCCTTTTATGTATACATACAGGAATACGCATAGGTGAACTGTGCGCTTTAAAATGGTCTGATATAAACATTCAGACTAAGCTTTTAAATATAAACAAAACCATGATACGTACCTACACAAAAGAAGATGGTAGCCATCTTTCAATAACACCACCTAAATCACGTTCCAGTACTCGAATGATTCCGTTAAACACATGGATAATGCACTATGCAATACTTCTTCAAGGCGAAGAAGATAACTATGTATTAACGAATCGAGATAAACCAATAGAACCTAACAAATACAGACTTTACTACAATAGAGTCTTAAAAGAACTTGACCTACCACACCTCAAATTCCATGCATTAAGGCATACATTCGCAACAAGATGTATTGAATGTGGATGCGACTACAAATCACTTAGTGAATTGTTAGGCCATTCAAACGTATCAATCACAATGAACATCTACGTACATCCACAAATGGAATTAAAGCGAAAATGTGTTGAGCTGCTTTGTGACTATTACAAATAGTCAATGTATGTCCTTTACTGCTGATGCATCGGGCGGTTCTTATTCTCATAGCCATATATATGGTATTAAAGTGAATGAATATTACGGTAGTAATGCAAATATTAGAGTACGTAAATCAGATGGTTCATGGCAAGATGGTGCAAAGGATGGAGCAGAATATGCAATTTTTAATAACAGTAATCAAGCAGGCAATAAAAAATTAAATACAATGACATATAAAATAGAATCAAACACTTCAAATTCAAGCACTATCCAACCATACATTGTTGTCTATTTTTGGCGTAGAACTGCATAGGTATGTCTTTTACGGCTAATGACACAGGCGGAGAGTACATTCATTCTTTGCTACGTGACGAGATAGGATATATATATTATGGTGCTTTGCTTAACAGTAATGGTAATCAAATGGGTGTTCACGACCAGGATGCCACAATGAAAAAAGCAAAGATACCATTATT